GATTATGAGATAAGGACGTGTTATGAGCCAGGTTACCGCCAAGCGACGCCGCAAGCAGGCCCGCATGAAGGGGGGTAGAAAACCCCCCAAGTTCGACTTCCGTTATTGGATAGCGACACGCAAGCGTTAAGCCGGTAAGGTTTAAGTCCAGCCGCCCTTCGTGACTTGAGAGCGTGGCTTCCGCGTGCTCGGCCGCAACCGTGCCGAAATATAATCTACCATTCCCCCATGGACGACGAGGCACGCGTACTGGAGACAGTCGACGACGTGGGAGTATCCCTCTTTGTCGTTCTTCTCCGGGACGGTGCGAAGCGCCCCTAGCTTGGTCTTCGTAAATCTATAACCCCCGCCGAGCGCGCGCACTAGCATCGGGCACTTAGGCCCATTGATCATGAGGGCGGGTCCTCCCATAGACTGCCTGGCAAGTAGCGCTTCAACAGCTCGCAGGCGTGGATCGATATCGTTAGTTGGCGCAGGGAAGGAGGGGAGCCCCATTCTTTTAAGCGCGTCGAAACTGCTTTCCTCCGCGATAGTTCCTTTTGCAACTCCCGCAGGGTCGCCGACGAGAGCCACTTTAAATCCAAGATATCGGTCAGAGAGAAGAAGTGGTTTGAGCTGCTCATTGATCTGTTTCTCCAATCCCATGTTCGTGGCGGCGACTTCCTCGTGGACGATCAGTCGTCCGAGGTGGTCCGCCTGGCATATGAGAGACCAGGGGTTGCGACCGAAATCCTGGCCAATAATGAGAGGGTAGCCCGGTATGAGGAGAGTGTCCGGGACAACGTGGAAGCTTTGCTTGAACGTTTGCCGGAATACCGCAAGGCCACTGGGGTCAGAACCATATTCAGCATGGACGTATCTCCTGGTCCAGTCGCTGTCCTTTCCGTTAAGGTCGATGAGCCGCTCATAATATTTCCTTCCCTGGGCTAGCCGGACCGGATGGTCCAGCGGGAGCTTGACCGTTGCATCAGTCTGAAGCAGCCAGTTCAGGTTCTCTGCATCGGGCGAGAGGCCCGACGGCTGCTTAAATATTTGCCATTCTTTGGTGGGATTTTCCATGAATACATGCCACGGCGACATTTCAGTTGGGAAGTTCGTGTCGCCGAAAATTCCGAACCAGGACGGCGTGCCCTGTGGGCCAGAGGGGAAACGTCCGCACCGTGCCGATATAGGTGCAAGCACGTCGAAATTCATCTCAATGGCCTCACTGAGCCATGCCGCGGTAATCTGCATAGACAAGAGGCGCGCTTGGTCGGTGGCGTCTTCGAGCGGTATGAATACTACCTCGGATCGTACGTCCTGAAAATTTAGATAAAATGTCTTGTCCGATATTCGCCACTCGCCAAGTGGCCCGAACCACTGCCTGGTGTCTTTAAGAACCGTATCCAGAAGTTGACGAAGTGTTTGCCGGACAACGACGAAGCGGGTATAACGTAATCCGTCAGTGGCCGGCTTCTGCTCGATAGCGCGGCGCAGCAGCTCGATAACGCAGGACGTTGTTTTTCCACTGCCGACTGGACCGGCTATTAGGCGTCCGAAGGCGTCTGATCTCATGAACTTTGCGCAGACTGGTGGCGCGGTGAAATCGATACTCATTTTAGCTGCCGCGATGTTTTTATTCCCATGACGTCCACGCGGACTTCTCTATCGCTTTTTGCGGCGGCTCCAGAAATATTGGCCATCTCGCCGTTATACCAAGCTTCGGATGGACAAAGAAGAGGGCCTGAGACGGCGGCGCATACGGCGCCCGCAGCGCTAGATGCGCAAAGTCACAAAACCCTTTTACTGTTCCGTTGCAGATAAGGTTCGGGAGGAAAACCAGTTGGTGATAGTGCCCGCAAAGGAGCACGTCAAAATCACGTCCGATGGCGGCCTCGGACTGGCCAACCTTTAACCGCCCTCGGGCAAGCGGTCCCAGCACTCCGATGATGCCGTCGCCCCCCTTTACGCCAAAGTTGTCCCCGTGGGACGCCAGGAACCTGGTTCCGAAGACGTTGAAGCGCGCGTCAGCAGCGTTTGGGATCATGAACTGGATGTTTTTTTCCTTGCGGAAATAACGCGCCAACCCGCAATAAATGTTCCAGTCAAAATTGGAATATACGAGCCCCTTATATCGGCCCTTATGAGTGCTTCTACCGTGATTACCGCATACCGCTGGCGCAAATACTCTGCCGAACTTGGTGGCAAGCGTATCAATCATAGCGGCCAGAAGATCGATTACTTCATTTACGGATTGATGCGGTGTTTTGTCGTTAGTGGCAAGCAGCTCCTCGTGCAGATTACCGGAGATCATGTCCCCCAATAGCGCTACTACTATACCTGGGTAGGGTACATTTGATCGGCCCATGTGATTAGACGTTATGTCGACCGTGGCGTCTGTAAGGGCCTTAATGCGGCGCGCGGCGATCTGGGCATTAAACTCGTTTACACCCCCCACTTCATCTTTACGGACAACCTCTCCGTAGTGTATATCGCTGACCATTAAAACCGGGCCGCCGCGTCCGCCGTGGGGGATGCCCTTCCCGGTGAGCCACGCCGGCGGTGCTGGGTCGTGCTCAGAAAGGCCCCAAATTTCGGCCCGTATCTTCTCGGCCGTATCTTCATCCCGCTGGAGTTGCTGGATTTGCCGGCGCTGGTCGACGTTTTCGGCGTTCTTCTTCCGGATTATCTCGTTTGCGTCGGCGAGGCGGTCAGCGTCGGTTTTTTTCTGCGCTGGCATGTCGTGCACTCCGTCTGGTGTTAGAGCCTAGGGGGGACATTTCGTATTGTCGTTGGCGGTTTTTGCCATAGGGCGACGCCTGGTATGCGCGATTACGCTCGTGGCCCTTGGATGATACGTCGTACCGGTGGGAGGTTGCCCGGCCCTTCATGGTCGATTGATAGCGTGCTTGGGCCTGTCGGTGTAACATCTTTTTCATAGTGGAGGTTTTTGTCTGCCCCGAGGTTGATGTGGATGGAGAATTTTTCACCGGGTTGCGCTTCTCGGCCGCCTTGCGGCCCGAGGCCGGCGATGTCCGCAAAGAGCTTCGCGGTGGTAGCGACCGAGGAGAGCGGCTCAAGCGGGTTGCTCATTCGTTTGCCGATATCCGGCATCTTGTTCTCGAGGATCGCGGCCGCGCTGATACGCATGCGCTGGTGGACGTTTAGCGGGCTGTTCCACTCCAGGGTCGCCACCTCCAGCGCGTGCTGGTAGAACGGCACTTTCTGAATACGCGAAAATTGCTCTTCAGTCAACGAAAACCCGACGAGGATTTTATCCACGTCGTGGATATCCATCGCGATGGCCTGCGCCAGCCGGGCGAGCAGGGTCGTGTCGACGGAGGGCGGGAGCGTGACGGGCGGTGTTACCGCTGCGGTAACGACCCGGGCGTATTCCTGGCAAGCTTCTTCAAAACTGGGCACAGTGCGGTTCCTAGTTAAGCTCTTCTAAACCCCGAGCCGTTATTAATTCCTTTAAGCAGTTCGTTAGGAAATCCGCATGTCCGATCCCGGTCTAGGCCAGCAGGGGGTTTTACAGGTTATCCCCGAAGACCAGCTCCAGGCACAGGAGGCGCAACGCTCCCAGCAGGCCCAGGCCGCCCAGCAGGGCGCGGCCGGGGGTCAGCCGGACGTGACGCAGCTTGCCGGCTATATAAAGGGCCAGTTCGAAATTTTCCGGAACCACCGCAACACGGCGGCAGGGTGGTCTAACCGGCTGATCGAAGCGCTCCGCACATTCAATGGTCAGTACAGCCCGACTAAGATTATGGAAATACAGAAGTTCGGGGGCTCCGAGGTCTATGCTCGCGTGATCGCCCAAAAGTGCCGTGCCGCTAGCTCACTTCTCCGTGACATCTATCTGGGGCAGGACCGGCCGTGGTCGCTCCGGCCCCCGGCGAACCCGAAGATACCGGACGAGATTATGCAGAGCCTCGAGCAGCTTTTGCAGAGCGAAAGTCAGATGGTGGCACAGCAACAGGGTCACCCGCCTAACCAGTCGGATGCGTTCATGCGCCGTCAGGCGCTGATCGAGGAGGCCGAGGATGCCGCCAAGAAGAAGGCTGCTTCTCAGGCGCGCGATAGTGAAGACCAGATCGAGAGCCTTCTCCGCGATGGTGGCTTCTACCATGCGCTGGCCGAGTTTCTGGTGGACCTACCTATTTTTCCTTTTGCGTGCATCAAAGGTCCGGTGGTCAAGGTTGTTCCGGAGGTCACATGGCCCCCGGGCGGCGGGACCCCCGCCGTCACACAAAAGCCCAAGTTGACGTGGAACCGGGTCTCCCCGTTCGATATCTGGTTCACGCCGGGCGTCTCGGACATCGCGAATGCGAATGTCATCGAGAAGCAGCAGGTGACGCGGGCCGAGTTGAATGACCTGCTCGACTTGCCGGGCTACAACCAAGCCGAGCTGCTCGCGGTGCTTGACGAATACGGCCGCGGCGGTCTCTACGACAACTGGGACACCACGGACGCCGAGCGCGCGGTGCTCGAGAGTAAGGAGAACCCAGCGTGGAACCGGTCCGCGATGATCTCCATGATGGAGTTCAATGGCAACGTGCAAGGCCGCGTTCTTCAAGAGTATGGGCTGGCTGTGCCTAATGAGCTGCGTGATTATGCTGTTCAGGTGTGGGTCATCGGGAGCCACGTTATCAAGGCGCACCTCTCGCCTTCTCCCCGGCAACGTCATCCCTATTTCCTTACCTCGTTCGAGAAGGTCCCCGGTACTCCGGTAGGAAACGGACTGACCGACTTGCTGGCCGACGTGCAGGAAGTGGCGAACGCCACGCTGCGCTCGCTGGTCAACAACGTGTCTATCGCGTCTGGCCCACAGGTGGTGATCAACGACGACCGCCTGTCCCCCGAGGAGAATGGCGACGACCTATACCCGTGGAAGCGGTGGCATGTGCGCAACGACCCGGTGGGCAACAACGCACAGGTCCCCATTAGCTTCTTCATGCCGACGTCCAACTCCCAGCCGATGATCGCGGTCTACGAGAAGTTCATCGACATAGCGGACGACGTATCCGCTATCCCGAAATACGTGGGCGGCCAGTCCGGCGGCGGAGCGGGGCGCACGGCGTCCGGCCTTGCCATGCTGATGGGCAACGCATCCAAGATTTTGCAGACGGTCTCCGCCAACATCGACCGCGACGTGGTCGAGACGGCTATGCTGAACCTGCTTGACCTGATCATGCTGACCGACACGAGCGGCCTGCTGACCGGCGAGGAGAAGGTCTCGGTCCAGGGTGTGGACGTCGCGATCCAGCGCGAGACGCTCCGTCAGCGCCAGATCGAGTTCCTCCAGGCGACCATTAACCCGACTGACCAGAAGATCGTCGGCCTCAAGGGGCGCGCCGCGATCCTGCGCTCCGTGGCCCGCACGATCGGCCTGGACGGCGAGGAGGTGGTGCCGACCGAGGACCAGATGGAGAAGATGCAGGCCCAGGAGAAGCAGGCGGCGCAGGCCGGCGGCGGCATGCAGCAGCAAATCCAGGAAGGTGTCCAGCAAGGCGTCGAAGCCGGCGTCCAGCGGATCACGACCGAGCTGACCGCCGGACAGCTGGCCTCCAAGTTTGGGATGACCGAGGGGCCACCGGCGCATGTCGGCACCCCGGAGGCCGGCCCCGGAGCGACGCCTGGCACCAACAACCCGGCCATGGACCTCGGGCCTGGCGGCGAAGCCGCCCGTGCTGCGGTAGGCCAGGGCACCAAACCGAGCCCGCTGTCTAACTCGATGGGCCCACAAACGCATTTAGTCGGATCACAGCCAGGTCCAGGAGCGAAGCAAGTCACCGGCGGCGTTGGCTAGGGTAATTCTCCCTTAACCCGGCTCCGCTACAACCGAAGTTCAAGATTTCAGCCTCGACGAGGGTACGCCATGCCGACCGGAACAGAAGAGCCAAATTTCGTTGACCCGAAGCCGATCAAGTCCTCGCGAAGCTATGACCGCAACACCCTGGGAGTGATCCTGGGTGAAGTCGTTGATGCCGTGAACAGCGGCAACATCGGCGGCCCGACCGGGGCACGCGGTTTGACTGGGCCTACCGGCCCGGGTACGGGTCCGACTGGTCCGACTGGCCCTGGCGTTACCGGCCCGACCGGCCCCGCTGGCGGCGCGACCGGTCCTACCGGCTCGACTGGCCCCACGGGCGCAACTGGCCCGACTGGCCCGCTTGGTGCTCTGACTGGCCCGACTGGACCGACTGGTGCCACGGGCGCCACGGGCGCGACTGGTAACACTGGCCCGACCGGCGCCACTGGCCCGCAGCCGACTGGCCCTACCGGTGCTACCGGCCCGACCCCCGGCGCTACCGGCCCGACCGGCCCGACCGGCTCCGCGACTGGAGCTGCGGGTGCGGCTGGCCCGACTGGACCGACTGGCGTCACGGGTCCGACGGGCCCCGCAGGCACCGCTACTGGTCCGACCGGAGCGACCGGCGTTACCGGCGCCACGGGTAATTCGGGCTTCATCTTCATCCCACCCACGGCCGACCCGCACGTCAGCGGCCAGGTGTGGAGCAATGCCGGTGTCCTGACTGTGTCGGGCGGCTAATAGGAGCCTTCCATGGCAGCCACCAATTGGCCGATCACGCCGGCGTCGAAAGCCTACGACGACGAAGCTCTGTCCCCCACCCTCAAGCGGGTGGTTGATCTGATCAACGACGCGGACATTCCGGGGGCCACAGGCGCGATTGGCGTGACTGGCCCCGGGGGTCCGGTCGCCACCGTTACCGGTACGACCGGACCCCCGGGATCGACCTCGGTTGCCGGGCCTTCGCCGGCCCCCAATGGTCCGACCGGCAGCACAGGCAACACCGCAGGCTCTGGTCCGCAGGGCGGCATTACTGGTCCGACCGGGCCGTCTGGCCCGACCGGCTTCACCGGATCGTCTAAGAGCACTGGCCCGACTGGCTCCTTCACGGGCGCCACCGGCGCCACGGGCACCGGCCCGACTGGACCTTCCGGCTCCTCTATTGGTCCCTCTGGACCGAAAGGGAACACGGGTCCGAACCCGGCGTCCACCGGCCCGACTGGCGTTACTGGCTCTATCGGCTCCAGCTCGAACACGGGCAATACCGGCCGCACTGGCCCAACGGGCAAGCAAGGCTCCACGGGTACCAACGGCCCGGTGTCTACGACCGTGTGGGTGCCGCAGAAGACCGATCCCGGCATTGCCGGCGCGTTCTACAATCCCGGCGGCAAGACCGGCGTGGGCGTTCTGGTTCGCTCGACCGGCGGCGGGGCATAATTCGCTTGACATGATCTCCGGGACTGGTAATTAGAACCACCAGCCCCGGAGCTACCCCCATGCCGGCTCGTCTCTGCCTCAATATGATCGTCAAGTCCGAGGCCGCTCGCATTGAGCGGTTTCTGTTGTCTGTGGTCCCCTACATCGATTGCGCCGTGATCCTCGACACCGGGTCGACCGACAACACGATTGAACTGATGGTGGCGTTTTTCGAAAAGCATAAGATCAAGTTTGAAATTAGCTTCACTATGTTCAAGAATTTCGAGCAGGCCCGCAACGAAGCGCTGGAGCTGGCGCGCTCGTCCAAGCTCGATTGGACGTATCTGCTGCTCGCTGATGCTGACATGGAAATGGTGGTCACTGATCCTAGCTTCCGCGACCATATGACAGAGAGTTCTTATGATGTACCGCAGCGTGCTGGTGGCCTTGTATATGATAATCGTCGCTTTCTTGCTCGCCGTAATACTGGCATTTACCGCGGTGTTACTCATGAGTATTTGGATGCTGGAGAGAGCCACCGGCTCGACGGGGTTAGCTTCGTCGACCATGCCGATGGCAGTAACCGGAAGGATAAATACACCCGCGATATCCTTCTCCTCACGACCGCCCTTAAGACCGAGCCAGACAACGCCCGGTATTGGTTCTACCTGGCCCAGTCATATCGCGATGCCGGCTGCCCCAAGCAGGCCGCCAATGCGTACCGGAAGCGGATCGCGTTGGGCGGTTGGGACGAGGAAGTTTTTTCAGCTAAGATGAACCTAGCGTTTGCGCTGCGTGACGACAAGGACGAGGCTGGCTTTATCGCGCAGTGCATCGACGCCTACAACTTCCGCCCCACGCGCGCGGAGCCGCTCTACGACCTGGCAAAGCACTACCGCGAGAAAGGAATGAATGCTGCGAGCGTTATCTTCTCTGAGAGGGGCATGCCGATTCAGCAGCCGAACGACGCGCTCTTTGTCAGCGAGTATGTCTACAAGACTGGGCTGAAACAGGAGTTCTCCATCAGCGCGTTCTACGACCAGTCCCGGCGCGCCCGCGGGTTCACCGTCTGCAACGAGTTGGCGCTCGGTCTCGAGACCCCGGACTTTGTCCGCAACGAGGCCCGCGCGAACCTCTTCCACTATCTCGAGCCGCTGTCCAAACACTGCCCATCTTTCACGCCGCATCGTTTGGCGGACCCCGACCCTGTGTGGAAGTCGCTGAACCCGTCCGTTACGCGCCTTGGCGACAAGATCGTGACTACTATCCGGACGGTCAACTATAAGATCACGCCAGAGGGCCGGTACCAGATACCCGGCGGCGCCGACGCGCCGATCATTACGCGCAACATCCTCGCCGAGCTGGACCCCGAGACGCTCCTGCCGACGGTCACGTACGCGATCGACAACCCGCTTAACTGGCCGACAACGCCGGCGTTCCCGCTGGTGATCGGGTTCGAGGATATGAGGATTTTCGAATGCTACGGCGGTCAGCTTTGGTTCAATGCGTGCGTCCGCGAACTGAACGCCGAGGGTTACTGCGAGCAGGTGCTGGGGCACATCGTGCCGTATAACGGGGCTTTTCGGGTTGCACATTGGGAAGTGATGCGGCCGGAGGTGCGGACGTACGAAAAAAACTGGATGCCGTTCGTCGACAAGGACGCGATTAGCTTCTACTACCGCCTTGACACCGTAGTCGATAGCCGGGGCCAGCGCCCGATCGTGCGTCCTCTCAACGTCGCCGCTAATCATATGAGCGGCGGCGGCCAGATTATCCCGTTCAATGGTGGGACGCTGGCGATTGTCCACGAAGCCAACGCACTGCCGGGTCGCGCGACTAGGTATTATCAGCACCGGTTCGTATGGCTGGTGGACGACGTGGTCCATTGGATCAGCAAGCCGTTCTTCTTCCACGAGCGCGAAATCGAGTTTGCGGCTGGCCTTGCGAAACACCCCGACGGGAGGCGCCTGATGATCTCCTACGGCCGGCGCGACTGCGAGGCGTGGATCGCGACGATAGACGCCGAGGAGCTGACCCGCTGGAAACTAGGTGACCTATGAAGCGCGTGCTCAAGTCAAAGATAGTTACGGGCTACGTCCCTATTCTTGGGCACCCCCGCCCGGTTTCTGAGTACGGAAAATTGGGGGAGGCGCTCGGCGCCGTGGCATGGCCAAAGCAGGCATTCTACGAGCGCGTGGAAGATTGCTGGATGTATAAGTTTTTGAAGAATATGGGGGGAGACTACACGCACTCGGTCGGCGATAACCCCCAGAAGAACTCAGAGTATTACCACATTGTTCAGTACCAGAAGGCGCAATGGCTTCGTGCCGCTATGCTTGATGACGTCGATAGTGACGTGTTTGTGTGGATCGACTATGGCTTTATGCGCCTGAAAGGTGTTACCGCGGCGGTAATTGAGGACTTCATGCGCCGGCTCGACGCCAAGACGATCGCGATCCCGGGATGCTGGGACCAGTACCCCGTTGTCACTGACGAATATCCCTGCTGGCGGTTCTGCGGCGGCGTGCTTGTCGTGCCGCGCGAGTTCCTGATGGCGTTCGTCGGGTGCTTCAAAGCCGAGGCGATGCGTCATACCGCGGAAACCCGAAACCTTAGCTGGGAGGTGAACACGCTCGCCCGCCTGGAACAGAAAACTCGCCTGCCGATACGTTGGTATAAAGCGGATCACAACAGCTCAATGGTGGAGAACTACTGATGCGGGTACTTCTTACGGGCGCTGGAGGGTCAATAGGTTGTCACACGCTTATTCACTTACTCCACAACACGAACTGGGACGTCGTCTGTCTCGATAGCTTCCGACATAAGGGCGATACTGGCCGGATCGTGACAATGGTGGATGGGCATCCGGAATACTGGCCGCGGGTGAAGGTGCTTACGCACGATTTGACAGCACCGCTGTCTCCGTTGTTGTGTAAGAAAATCGGTCTGGTCGACCACGTCATAAGCATGGCGTCGCTTTCTGACGTGCATGCTTCAATCCAGGACCCGGTGCCATTCGTTAAGGCAAACGTAGACATAGCGCTGAATATGCTGGAGTACGCCCGCGTGGCGAAGCCGCGCACGTTTCTCCAAATCTCCACGGACGAGGTCTACGGCCCGACCGACGGCAACCACCTGCACGCCGAATGGGAGTCTATCGTGCCGTCTAACCCGTACTCCGCGTCGAAGGCGGCGCAGGAGGCTATTGCAATTAGCTACTGGCGCAGCTACGGCATGCCGCTGATTATCGTTAACCTAATGAACAATTTCGGCGAAATGCAAAGTCCGGCGAAGTTCCCGGCGATCGTGCAGCGCAAGGTGCGCGCCGGAGAGACGATCACGATCCACGGTAATGAGAAGACTGTGGGATCAAGGTATTACATCCACTCGCGCAACTCTGCCGATGCGTTCCTATTCCTGCTTCGCGACGGCCCGGCCCCACATCTGCATCAGGACAGCACCGCCGACAAGCCGGATCGGTACAATATCGTCGGGGACAAGCAGATCGACAACATCAGCTTAGCGAAGCTGATCGCGGACGAGATTGGCAAGCCGCTCATTTACAAGCTGGAGGATGCCGGCGTGTCGCGTCCTGGCCACGATCTCCACTACGGGCTGGACGGCTCTAAGCTCGCCCGTTTAGGTTGGACATCTCCCAAGCCATTGGAAGAGAGCATGCGCGAGACGGTGGCGTGGTATCAATCCAACCCGGAGTGGCTTGAATGAGCAAGGTAAAGGTGGTGTCGGGCTACGTCCAATTGCCGACCAAGCAACTCACAGTTGCCCAGTTCAAGGCGTTGGGTGCTCGACTGGTTGACGCGGTGGCGCCGTTCCCGATCCGGGTGTTTGACGACTTCCCACTCTATCAGTGCTGGTTGACGTTTGATATCCGGAAGTATGGTGTGGTACGAGCCACCTGTCCATCGCCGCCGAAGGACCGATTCGTGCATCCATATCACATGGTATTATCTAATGTGGTTCTGCTCCAGAAGGCGGAATGGGTGTCGACCGCGGCTGCAGAGGACCCGGAGGCGGAGCAGTTTGTGTACCTGGACTACGGCATCTTCAAGCAAAGCGGCGTCAACGCGCTGGCGATCCAGGACTTTCTCTACAAGGTTAAAGTAGAGCCGCACGACGCAGTCTCCCTGCCGGGCATCTGGGAGAAGCGGCCAGTTGAGAACGAGGGCGCGCCGCACTGGCGTTTTGCCGGGTCCACGCTCGTGATCCCGCGTAAGTTCATCAAACCGCTGCTTACGGCAATCAAAGCCGTAGTCCGGCTACGATTGGAGCTTACAGGCGAAGTGCCGTGGGACATGAACACCCTGGCGCATGTCGAGATGCTCAACGTCGTCCCGATCCGCTGGTATCCAGGAAATCACGACGCCAGCCAGTTTACGGGATACTGACATGACCCTCGATGCGGTTGGCAAAGCAAAAAAGCGGGCATATTATCAACGACCGGAGGTTAAAGCTAGAGACGATCTATGGCGAAGGGAGTACCAGAAGCGTCCGGAGGTTAAAGCTAAGCATATTGCTTGGCAACGCTTACGTCGGGCGCAACCGCGGGTTAAAGCCAACGCTGCGCAGAAGCGTACTCCAGGAGTTGTGGTTGAAGTGCCAGCGCGCCCGTGCCCGGCAGCATGCGAAGCATGCGGCGGTGGCGGCGGCAAGCGCGGAATTATGTTTGACCCCTCCCACGTAACTGGCAAGTTCCGGGGGTGGCCCTGTCTGCACTGTAATTTTATTCTCGCTAAGCATATGACCCCGGCGTTGCTGCGTAAGCTGGCCGATATCCTGGAGGAAACACCGTGACTGAGCTTGACCCCCTTAGCGTGCTCATGCGCAAATATCGGTCTGATAAGTCTAATCACCACGAATATTGTAGCATATACAACGACTTACTGGCAGGCCGGCGGCACACGCTTACGAAGCTGCTGGAGATTGGCATTGGTGATGAAGGCTATCAGTATAACGGGTGGGGCATTGGAGCTTCTCTCCGGGCCTGGAGGGATTATTTCCCCAATGCTCAGCTGTTCGGCTTTGACATCAAGCCGGTCGACCTGGGGGAGCGTATATGCACCATGTGGGCCGACCAGGGCCAGCCGCGGACCATTCTCGACGCGGCATATCGGACCGGTGGTGCGCTTGATGTGGTTATTGACGACGGAAGTCATCTTTTTGACCATCAGGTCTCGAGCGCGCACGTCCTCCTGCCGTTCCTAGCCGCCGGCGGTCTCTACATCATCGAGGACGTCGGGCTCCGGGCCGCGGAGGTAGCCGCGGAAATCCCCGAGCCCTACGTCTGCGACATCCTCGAGTGTCCGTCTCCGGTCCTGGGGCCGGAACAGGTCGTCGTAATACATCGGTAACCGGACCCGCATATCTTAGCCTCCATCAGATTAACACCGATGGAGGCCCTCATGGCCGCGCAGTTCAAGAAAGAGACCACGAAGAACGTCGATTTTGCTGAGGGTGGTGACACCCCGATGTTCGGGCCCCAAGCCGCGAACAGCGAGAAGCCCGGCGTTACGTCGCACGATGTGACCGGCGGGGCTCCGGGTCCGAAGTACGCGTCTGGCGGTTCAGGCAAGATGTTCGGGTATTCCCCGAGCGCGCCCGCGCGCGCTGGCATTACCAGCGCCCGCTAAGGGCGCCGCACATGTCCATTAAAATCAACTCGGCGGCTCCCAAGATCGGGAAGTCCATGCCGCAGTTGCCCGCCAGCACCACGATCGGGCACCAAACCACGTCCCTGCGCGCGCCGCGGCTCACGCGGCTCGCCACCCGTAACTATGCCAAGGGCGAGCCGCCTTCGGCTGCGCCGACCCAACCTCCGCCCGGTGGCTTCGGCGCTGGGGCCGGGTTTGGCGATACCGGCCTTACCGGGGGGAGTTAACCATGGCCAAGTTCCAAAAAGGCAAGCATTTCGGTGCGCCAGCCAAAAAGAGCCTTACCCCGTTCAGTCCGGGTGGCTCCGTCACTTCACACGTAGGCAAAGGTGCCACGGAGCAGCCGCTCGAGGGTGGTGCCATGAGCACTTTGGCGCCTGGTGACCCCGCGTCTCGCAGTATGAACGACTATGCCAAGGCGACCCCTATGGCTCAGCCCCCGGCTGGCCCAATGGGTGGCGGCGCTAACGGGGACAGCGGGGGCAATTACGGCGGTGGGATGTGAAATCCACTATACGTGATCTGAGCACCGTAGTGCTCCGCCTCCGCAACTCCAACCCCGATGGGTGGGAGATGTTTTTAAAGGTCTTCGCAGACCAAACTGAACAGGCCGTGGACGCGGTGACAGAAGCCCCGCCCGAGGCCATCCTGATCGCACAAGGGCGCGCCCAAGCGCACCGCAAGCTTCTTCGGTGTTTTGAAGAGTGCGATAAGCAGACCACTACTTCCCCCGCAACGCAACCTTAACCTGCATCGCCACGGCCATGCACGTAGGAGAGTACGATGTCCACCACCGAAGTTACCCGCGACATGCCGTCGCACCCACTCGCCCCCGTTGATGATAGCGTAGTTATCCCGCCGAGCGTCAAGCGCGCCCAGGCCGTTGCTGAAGCTGCCCACGCCGCCGCTTATGGGGCCACGGAGCCCGAGGCCTCAGCTACGCCAGTTACCGCCCCGGTAACCGAAACGCCGGTTGCCCCCGTTACCGCGGTCACTCCGCCAGCGCCTCCCGCCGACCCAATTACGCCGCAGCCCGATCCGAACGCGACCGTGAACTGGGAGCACCGTTACCATGCGATGAAGGGGCGGTACGAGAAGACCCAGCAGACTGTTGGCTCCCTCCAAGAGCAGATGAGCGAGCTAGGCAACGAGCTTGTCCGCACCCAGCAGGCACAACAGATGCGACCTGTGCCGCAGGCGCCAGTTACCCAGCCGCTGGTAACGCCCCAGGACGTCGAGAACTACGGGACCGAGTTGCTGGACGTTATCGCCCGCCGGGCCACAGAGGTCGTCGCGCCGCAGCTTACGAAGCTCGAGCAAGAGAACGAAAACCTGCGCAAGCGCCTCGTGCAGAACGACCAGCGCGGAATTTATGCCCAGCTGAACGCGCAAGTTCCCTCTTGGCGTGAAATAAATACCAGCCCGGCGTTCAAAACATGGCTCAGTAAACGGGATGTTTACTCGGGCCAGGTACGACAGGGGTTACTGAACGCGGCTTTCCAAGCGGCCAAGGCCCCTACGGTTATCGCGTTCTTCCGAGGATACCTCCAGGAGACTGGAGGCGCCACGAGCACCGACGCTCCGGTACCGCAGCCCCAGCCGCAGGCTCAGACGCCAGCGCCTAGGCAAGCCGCAGTAGCCCTGGAAACGCTCACAGCTCCTGGCCGGCCGCGCCCTGCATCGGGTTCAGACGCCCCGCAGCCCGCAGACCAGCAAGTTTTCACACGCGCCCTGATCTCCAAGTTCTACTCCGACGTGCGGCGTGGCGCCTATGCCAACAACATGGAGGAGAAGAACCGGGTGGAAAACGCGATTTTCCGCGCGCAGAGCGAAGGGCGGGTACGGGGTTAACCCGGGGTGTAGTGTCTGGCGAGCCCAGTTAGCACCCCAACACGTAAGAGGGTGCTATGCCCATTCCGAGTGGAGCCTTTCCCGGCGCAACTGCCGGCTCTACGCCTCCGATCTACCCGACCGGCTCTGCCGGGAATAACCTCCAGGCGACTGGGTTTATTCCGGAAATCTGGTCCGGTAAGCTCGTGGAGAAGTTCTACGCCAGCACCGTGCTGGCCGCGATCTCCAACACGGACTACGAAGGCGAAATCAAGAACAAGGGCGACCGGGTGAAAATCCGGACGAAGCCCACCGTGTCGATCCACAACTACGACAGTGACGGCCTGCTTGGCCTCGACCGCCCGACCGGCGGCACCGTCGAGCTGTATATCGGCAACGGCAAGTACTTCTCGCTGGTCCTCGACGACGTGATGGAAATTCAGAGCGATCTGAACATTCTCTCCATGTGGTCGGACGATGCGGCGCAGCAGCTCAAGATCGTCGTCGACCAGGATGTGCTCACGGGTATCGTCGGCCAGATGGCCGCCGCCAACCAGGGCATTGCGGCCGGCGTGATCACCGGGAACATCAACCTCGGCGCCCAGGGTACCCCCCTGTCCGTCGTAGCGCGCAACCCGGGTTCGGGCGACGTCGAGCTTCTGGACGTGCTGATGCGGATCGGGCAGGTGCTCGACGAGCAGAACATCCCGGAAGTGGGGCGCTGGATCGTCATGCCGTCCTGGGCGGGCCGCATGATCAAGCAGTCGGAACTCCGCCAGGCTTACCTCTCGGGCGACAGCGTCTCGATGCTGCGCAACGGGCGGCTGGGCATGGTCGACCGCTTCACGATCTACGTCAGCAACTTGCTGCCGAACAACAGCTTGGACAGCGCGCAGTTCAACGCCGGCGAGTGGCCCATCTTCGGTGGACACGCGCATGGGTTGACTTTTGCGTCTCAAATCTCAAAAGTTGAGACCCTGAGAAGCGAATTGACGTTTGGGCAAATCCTGCGTGGTTTACAAATCTACGGATTTCAGGTCGTCG